GTATTCTTTCGTCATTCATCAAGAATGGCTCTGCTTCACCTAGACTTGCGTAAAGCAGTAAATCAGGTGTTGTTGCCAACCAAAGGTTTGATGAAACTGTGTCGCTTAAATATGGTGGTTTATGATAGTAGACCATTTTTAGCGTGTATTCTATATCAGGTACAGGAGCAAATTGAAACTCACTACCAAGCAATGTATAAAAGGTTGGTGGTCCTGATACTAAAACTCTTGCATTTCTAAAAAAGTTACTGGTTGATTGAAAAGTAACTGTTTGTATTGGGTTAGTAGATGATATATGTATATCTTTCATAGCAACAAAGTCTGCTGGTAATTCTACTGTAGCATCACCTGCTGTAGTTTTAGTAGTAGCAACTTTTAGCGTTTGTCTAATATACAAATCTCTACTTAATCTGTCTTGTGCAAGTCTAATAAACTCTGGTATTTGTGTTGTTAAATCAGTACGAGCCAAGTAACTAGCAATGGTTGCTTGTAACTGTGCAAAATCACCAAAAAATGCCATTATATTCTACCTTGTTTTGTTCTAAAAAATCTATTATCTGGGTCGTTTAACCATTCTTTAAACTTTTTTTGGTCTAATACATGAAACCCTCTCATGATGCCCTTTTGGTTTAATTTATCAATAACAGTCATAGGAATAGATGCTATCTTATTATCAAATACATCATTACCCCAAGATGTACTAGCTTGGTTATATTCTTGTTTGTTTTTTTCTACAATATCAGTTACATCTTGTGCAACCTCTATAACAGCACCATTGTCTGTGTCGTGTTTTTTTGCTTTTCTAAATTGTGTGTTTTTTAATTGGTCGTTATATTTACCCATAATAATCCTTATGATACTGCCCACCGAAGTGGGCATATATCAATTAGTATTAAGATACTAATAAGTCAGCAATAATGCCATGTGCTTTCTCGTTAGATACTTGCAGAGTGTACTCTGTAAGCATTTGATGTTTTTCGCTATCACCAGATTTAGCCAATAGGTTAGACTGGAATGGGCGAAGTGTTGCAATAGATGCCATAGATGGGTCAAGTACAAGAGCTTGTTCTCCTGTTCCTGTTCCTGTATCTCTAGTCATAAATCTGTCAGGTACAACAGATAAAGTACCAAAGTCTGACATATAAACATCAGCAGCACCTACAATAGTAGTTTGCTTATCTGATGGAGCCATGTAACGCTGTGCTGCAATACCAGCAAATCCTGATACTACTTGTTTCTGTGTTGGAGGTACAACCAATAAAGTTGGATTACCACCACTTTCAAACACTTTTTTAACACATTCTTTTAGTTTATCTTCACCAAAAGCTAAAGGAGTTCCTTTAGTACGAGTAGCAGTTCCGTTACCACCTACAGGACCTGCTGGAGAGCCTGCTGTAGCTTCTGTGACATAGTTAGTTAATAACCATGTTTGAATAGAACCAAGTAATCTCGCTGCGGAAGCAGTGCCTGCACTTTGAGCTACATTACCAAGAATAGTTTTTTCCATATCTCGTTTTAGCTCTTGTCCTGCTTTAGCTAATTGATAAGCTGTTTCTGTCTTACGACCTGCTTTATCAACTGCATCAAGAGTGCCAGAGATATGTACTGTTTTACCTTGAATTTGTGTTCTGTTACCTACACGAACAGTAGGAGTATCAGAAGCACCTGAAGCATCAGCACCTTCTACAAGACCTGTTGCAACTGCATCAGCTAATGTATCAGTTTGCCATTCGTGAAATGTTGCTGTTGCCTTTGTTTTACCAATAGATGAAACTACTGGTGTTTCTGTTGGAGCAATGCTGTAGATTGTGTTGCTTAAATCTTCACGTTGTCCAATAGCTGTATACGTTCTAAATTCTGCCATTGTTTTTCCTTAAATAAAGTTTTCAAAAATAGCTGCTGCATCTCTGGCATCACCAGTTTGCTGTAGCCGTTTCATTTGTTTTTTCTGCGTATCGGTTACTGTTTGCTTTACTTTAGCTCCAGACTTAATCATCTTGGGAGCTTTAGCGACTTTTTTCTTAACGCCAGCTTTACCTGCCATTAATCTGTCTTGTAGCATAGCTTTGTGTAACACTTTGAATTGGCGGGAATCTCGAACTTGAGATATATCTTCGTCTGTGAAACCCTCCTTTTTTGCATAATTGCGAACTTCTATTCTGATTTGTTCACCTTTAGCTTTGTCTGAAAACTCTGGTAGGTATTCTGCTAGTTTTTGTGCTTCTTTTTGTACAAACTCTTGCATTTGTGCTGCTCTATCCGATTGTTGCTGTTCAGCAAGTCGTCTTTGTTCAGCTTGCACAGTTTGTAATTGTTCTTTTCTTTCGGTCATTTCTGCGACCTTAACTGCATATCCTATTGGGTCGTTCTCTTTCATAGCAGCTAAATCTTCTGGTTTGTCATTAGTACCAGTTAAGAATTGTTCTACTGCCTGAAGTTTTTGAGCATAATTATCTCTAACTTGTCTAGCCTCAATAATAGCTTTAGCTTCTTGCTCTATAACCTTACGCTGTTCAGCTACTTCCTGAGTCTTTTTAGTATAATCAGAGCCGAGTTGATAGGATTTCTTTAGCTCATCAAGGGTAACTTCTTTTTCTTCACCTGCTGCTTTAATGGTGAAAGTTTGTTCTTCCTCAACTACTTCTTCTTCCTCAACTTCGGATTCTTCTTCAGTTTCTTCTTCTACCTCTTCTTCGGTTGTTTCAACCTCTGGTTCGGTTTCTTCTTCTACTTCAGTTTCCTCTACTTCCTCTATTTCTTCAGTTTGTTCCTCTACAACTTCTGGTTGTTCCTCTGTGGATTCCTCTGGTGTAGATAACATACCTTCAATAGTTGAAGCTGCATCTGATACTGTTAGATTTCCACTTTCCGTTGTTTCGGAAGTCATGGTGTCATCACTCATAATATTTCCTTATGCCATCTAGGTGTGGCTTTCCCATACAGGCAATATGCCTATAATATCTTCCATGATTTGTTTTTTATCTCATCATCTTTAGCAATGGATTCAAAACGATTCATGATTTCATTAATTACTTTAATACGGAGGTAAGCATGATGTCGCACTTCTTCTTGCTCCATATCAGAGTTAATGATTAATTCAGTTAATTCTTTTTTCATAGCTTCTATTTCATCAAGCAATTCTTGGCTTTGTAAAATATTTCTAAATGCTTCTGATTTTGTCATTACATTCCTGCAATATTATTAATTTTATCTAAAGCATTTATAAGTTCTTTAGACTCATTTAAGTCAGATTTTTTATTATCATTAGCTGCTTTTTGTGCAAGCTCCATTTCTTTCATAGCCATATCTGCTTCAAACTGTGCTTGTTTCTGTTGTAGTTCTAACATTTCTTTTTGTACTTTTAATTCTAATTCTTGTTTTTCTAAATCTAGTTGAGCCATTTTTTGTTGCATTTGCATCTGTGCTTTTTCTTGTTCTACTTGTGCAAGCACTTTAGCTGCTGCTGTATTTGGGTCATCTTTTGGAGGTGTTTGTGCAGCTTGTTGAGCCATTTGCATAGCTTGTTCTTCTGATATTTCCATAAGAAATGCAGAGTCATCTTTAAAGCCTGCCATATTAATAAATTTAGCTAGAGTATCTCGGTATTGTTTTAGATTTACTAATGGATTAGATAATCCATAACCCTTAATTACTTCTTCTTGTTTAGCAAGAATCATTTGCATAGTAGCTAGTTGTTCTTGTTTACCACCAGTACCAAGACCTACATTAACTGTAACATTGTATTGTGTATTCCATTCTCTAGGATTCATAGGAATAAAATTATTATTAATTTTTATAATGCGTTCTTTATCTTGATACTTACAAACAAGTTGCAATATACCTTTAAACAAAGAGGTCATACCTGTATCTGCAAATATTCTAGCTATTAATTCTAACTTGCCTTGTGAAGCAGATGTCATAGCTGATACTGCTGTGGCAGTTACATTAGATAATATATCTGGGTTTAGTCCTTGTTGTGCATCTGATACGCCACTTCGTTTAGCTTGTACAGAATCTAAGTATTCAAGCATAGGAAATGATTGTGCAGCACTAGATTGTACAGTCATAGGCACTAACGCATTAGGATTCTTAATACGAATAACACCGCCTGCTGTAGAGGTTAATAAGTCATCTAAATTTACTTGACCTTCTACTGCACCAACACGATAGTTGTTAGTAAGGTATAAGTTATCTAGCATTTGTCTAGTAACTGTAGATTTAATTAATTGTAAATCTACGGCTCTGTCTGCTAATGATTGACCAAAGAATTTATGTGGTACAGGAATAGGGCATACAGAATGGAATGGTACATAATCACATTCTTCACTCATTAGTACTGTGTTGTCTGCATAACAAACTCTATGTAGTTCTGCTACACCATCTTCATCCATATCTGTTCTGACATAACACTCATAGTATTCTACTATTTCCATAGATTCATCATTAGAATCATTGGTGTTAAATGGTTGCTCACCTGCTCCAAATCGTGCAACTCTTTCAGGGGTATAATCTAATGTATCACCTGTTGCTAGACTTGCTACTACTTCTGGGTCGTAACCCATAGCAATTAAATCAGACCTTGTAACTAAACTTCTTTGTGCTACAAATGTAGCATCTTCAATAGTAGTTGCTCTTTTATCTATTAAAAATTCTTCTGGTGCTACATTTTCTATTTTAACTTTAGATGAATCTTTAGTGCGTTTGCATTTAATGTTGTAGGTAATATTTACAATCGGTGGCACATCCATCATCATAGGCATACCCATTTCATCCATTACAGGTTGCCCAGTCATAGGGTCCATTGCTGGTTGTGGTTCTTGTTCTATTATTTCTTCTACTTCTTCTTGCTCAACAATTTCAACTTCTTCGTCTTGCATAATCATTGCAAGTTCATCTTCAGTTAAATTTTCATATTTTTCTTTTGTGGTATTTTTTTTATCATCCCAATATGCTTTTAATACGCCTACCTTTTGTAACAATCCGTCTTTAAACCAATCGTGCATTAATTCAAATCCGTTGTTATCTTTGTAAAATATATGATTTACATAAGCAGTTACTTGTTCTGCTATAGCACCATCACCAACATTAACTGGTTCAAACTCTACTGCTTTAGATGAGGTAGTAAATACTTTCATAATTTGTGGCAATGCACCATCTACTACTTCTGCAACTTCACCAGTTACAATTTGAGAACGACCTTCTACTTCATTGCCATAAGGCTCACGAAGATAATACTCTAGTGCTGTTTGTCTTTCTTGGGATGTTTCAGTTTCAATGAATCCTAAAGAATCATCAATGTGGGATTCAACAATATTAAGCAATGCTCTGCTTTCATCTGAATCTTTATCCATATTTTTTTTATCATAGTCCATTTATACTATCCATTTGGTATTAATCTCTAGTGGTTTAGACCATGCTTCCATAGGTGATTCATCTAATCCTACAGCTAAATAACGGAACGCATCACTTGCGTGAGATGCCCAGTCATGAAATGGTCGGTCATGAAATACATTTCTTTTTTCGTCAAATACTCTACGATAGTTGCGTAGTGCATCTAACCCTTGTTTAGTGTTATCTTTGTCAAACCAACAGCGTGGTAATATTTTGCGTGCTGATGATATGCCATCCATAACAGTTAGTTTTGTTGCTATAGTTATATTTAATCCAGCTTCTTCTAGTATTTCTTTTCTAGATTTACCTGTACCTAATTCTCTAACAGCTACATCATGAGGTAATATATGTGTTGCATACATATAGTCTTTTTCTCGTAACCAATTAACATAGTAATCAAGACCTACACCATGATTTTCTACAAAATCTATAAGCCTAATTTCCTTATTAACTAATTGTGCTACCCATATGCTAGTGCTGTCTGACATGCCTAAATCCCAACCAGTATATGTTCTTGCTAGTTCGTCTTTAGGTATATCAATAATTTGATTTTTTTCTTCTACATCATTAATAATAGATGAATAGTAAGAGCCTTCTACTGGTGCATTAAAGCTGCACTCAAACTCCTGCATATATTTATCATCACCCATTTCAGCTTTTGCAGCAAGTAACTCTTGTTTATCTACAATGCCTGTTTCAGATGATTTAAACTCTAACAGCTCCCATCCTTCTTTTTTTGAGCCTCTATCACGTAAGTCTTTAAAATGATTTTGACCTTTAGGTGTACCCATAGCTACGCAGTAGCCAAGTCGGTCTGCAAGGGCAGGTCTGACAATCTCTGTGAATAATGTAGGATTAATGTTCCCAATCTCGTCAAGAACGCACCCGTCTAGGTAAATTCCACGCAGACTATCAGGGTTATCTGCACCATATAAGTTAATACGCCTACCCATAAAGTCTACACGCAATTCAGCAATATTTGCTTTAGCGTTTAATGGTCTAGTGTATTCTAGTAAATAATCCCATGCTATTCGTTTAGCTTGATTGTAAGTTGGTGCTACATAAGCAAATCGTGGGTTAGGCTTTTCGCAGTTTAATGCACTATGTATTAATTGGTTTATAGCACAGACTGTTTTACCCATTCGCCTATGGGCTACCACTACACTAAAACGACTACCTTTTACCATCTTATGTATTTCTTTTTGCGGTGGTCTGGGAGTATAGCCTGTTGTTATTTGTTTATCCATACTGTTTAAACAATGTAACTCTCTTGCGAGGTCGTTACTCCGTAGTTAATTTTTCAACCAATAATTCGGTTGTTGTTTTTTTATCTGTTATTAATGTGCTAGTGTTGTATACAGTAATACTTCTATCTACAAATTGATAATATTCGTTATGTATAAAATAAGTACAACCTTGTAAAAAGAAACACAAGACTATAATTTTTACCATTTTTTACAAGACCAATATCCTGCTGTTAATTTACTCTTTTTTTCATCACACTTATGTCTAGCTCTAAAAGACTTTCTTCTAGCTGGTTGGTCTTTCTTTATGGTCATGTTGGCATCACCAAATCTTACTAACTTGACTGTGTTGCCTTCTTTAGCTAATACAGCAAACTTTTTTGTTTTGGTTCTAGCTCGTTTAGGTTTGTTATATCCAGAGAATTTTTCTCCTCTGTAATCTATAGCCATTATGCTTTAGCTCTTTGTTGTGATTTTTTAGAAAGCTCACCATAATGGTATAACTTTTCAGATGTTTTGGTATGGTTCTTATGACTATGCAAATCACCATTAGGCATTTTGTGTGTATTGCCTTTCCATTCCATACCACTTCTAGTGTAATGTTTTACGCCTTTCATAATTAAGCCTTTTTAGTTTTCTTTTTTTTCTTTTTGTTTTTTGCAGAATTAGGAAATCCTTTTTGCATTTCTTTGTATGCTTTTTTAGTAATAGTAGATTTCTTTTTAGTTCTACTAGTACCTGCTTTTTTTCTTTTATTTATATTTTCGTATAAACTCACTCACAACCTCCTTGTGTTTCAAACCATCTGCGTAGTTCTTCTAGTCTGTTATGTATGTTTTTTTCTTTTTCTTTTTGTTCATTACTTTCTTTGTTTTTTTCATTGGATTGTTTTTGTACCCTGCTCCCATTTACCTTCTCCTTATCAGACATTAAAAATTTGTTCGCATTTTTGTATTCGCAAACAACCTAAATCTATTATAAAATAACTATAACTAGTTTTGTTTCTGCTGTCATCTATTTTTTCAGCTTCATAAAATTCAAAACCAAGTTGGAATCCCATAAAAAAATGCCATGACCACATATTACATTCCTTGATTTTGCAAATAATTTTGCATCATTTGTTCTTTTATTAGCTGGTCAAAAAGATTATCTTCACGTTGTTGTGCTTGTATACTTTCTAATTCCATCATTTGTTGTAAATTTTGTTGCTCTCTTGGAGACATTTGCCCTTGAACACCTGTAGGAGCATTATTACGCATATTCATAATCTCATCCATATAACTTCTTCTTTGGTCTCCTTGAAACATTCTCATTTCTTGGTCTGATACATTACCTACATTACCTTGCCCTTGCATAGCAGCATTAGCATTAGCAAACATTTGCCTTTCTCTGTTTGATACATTACCAAATCCTCCTGCTTCAGACATCATAGCCTTTGATTGTATTATTTTAATAAGTTCTGTTAAGGGCATATTGTTCATAATATTTTCCTGTTTTTATAAATATTTTATTTAGTATATACATAGTCTAGACATGTTCTAGACATGGTATAGACTTCGTATAGAATAGAGAAGAGAAGAGTAGAGAATAGTATATAGTTAAAAAATAAAAATTAGGTACTGGCGTTTATTAATCTATTCCAGTAACTACTTTTATGTTTATAGGGGCACCCCCTTCTCCTGTTAATTCTGTAGTAGTTTTTTCTGACCATTGAGCACGAGTCTTTAACCAAAACATCATAGATGCAGTATCACCTTGTTTAGCTTTCTCATACAATGTACCAGCAATAACTGCGTTAGCTTCTATACGACCTTTCTCTAATTCATTCTTATAATACTTAGAAAGCGTATCATGAGACATTCCAAGCACAAGGGCTATATCTTCATACCTAGTACCTACTTTAGATAATTCATAAACCTCATTTCGGGTAGTCGCTAAAATTTGGTGTCGGGGTCTTCCCCTTTTCCTTCCTGTGGATAACTTCTGCTCATTTTTTAAGCAATCGTCCTGTGATGCAGTCATATCAAGGGGTTGGGTTTGCTTGTCTGTGGATAACTTCTGCTTATTACCTTGTGGATAACTTTCTGTTGCTTCTAACTCATTGATTTCATTATGTTTATTATTCATATGTTTAAACGTCTTTTTATAAATTGTTTTTATTCTGTGCATAAACCTGTGGATAACATTGGGCTTGTTTTAAGCCCGTTTAAGCTATTATATTTTGCTGTAAGGGGCAAGGTTAAAGAATGTTTAAAGTCTTTATGATGAGCCTTGTAGATACTTTCATGAGCCTATTAAACCTTTTACCCCGTTATATTTACGCTTAAATACCTAACCTATTGATTTAAGGCGTTTTAAGCCTTTTTAAATTCATATGAATAATAGGTATTAAATGCAAATAAAAAGCTCATAGTGAGCCTTGTAGATATGTCAAATTAGATTGATTGTTGAAACGCTTGATTTAATAGGGTGAATTATACTATAGAAAGGCTTTATTTTCAAGGCATTAAAAAAGCCCCTAAAAAGGGGCTTAATTAATTGATACTGTTTAGATTAAGCTACCTCTAATTTGTGGTCATAAACTAAATCTCTTAATTCACTAACAAATTCTAATGCTAATTCTTTTTCCTCAAGCTCTATCATTTTTTCTGTAGCTTTTAGCAATGTATTTAAAAGTTTTGTTTTAGTGTCCATTATTTTTATTTCCTTGTGTTATTAATAAATTTGATACTGTTTAGATTAGGCTATATCCATTTCAACGCCACAATGAGATGGCAAGCCGTAATTATTTATAGCACCGTTAGAACATCTAGCAATAAACCCACAGCATGAACATTCTAATTTAATCATTCTTGTAGATTGTTTTTTTCTATCTGCTTTTAGATTTATAGAGCCATGCGGATATTTTCCAATCTCTTTAATCCATTCTTTTATTAATTTAGATAATTCAATACCAGCACACGCTTGAGCATATTTTTTACTTCCGTCCATACCTATTTTTTTACATATAGCTCTAAATTCTTTTCCATGTGCTTTGCTTTTTGGGAATAAATCAGTTTGTATTGCATGCACTAATTCATGAAGCAATATATCAATAACCTGATACGTATCATCTACAATGGGATTTATGAATATTTCATGTTTACCAATACTCGAAGCTTTAGGGTTGATATGAACCCCTAAAGTGTCAAATTTAGCTCCAATTCTAGTGTTGGGAGGATAACCGCATGCCACCATAATGTTTTTGCTTAATCTATGTAAATCATAATGATTTTTTGCGAATATTAATTGAGCTTTATTTATGATTAAATTTAAATATGTCTCTCTATTTATATTTTTCATTTTGTATCCTTTTAATGTTGTTTTTTTACAACACCTCCAAAATGGTATTGCGTTGGTGTTGTAGTGTATTTTACACTGTCAATTTATACTGTCAAGTGTTTTATCGTTTAAACATGCTTATTTTTTTAATGCTTTGAATCCCTTGCTACATAAGGCTTTCAAGACGGCTTGCAGAATAGCCCCGTATGAGCTTTTTTGTAAACCTCTAATGCTATCCTATCATAAAGTGTAAAGATTGATTGACAAGCTTTATATATACCTTAATGAGCTTTTTTAACTAATGCTTAATTTTTAGGCATAATACTTGAGTAATTTATAGGGTTATTATGATTTTTAACAAGTGCTTAATTTTTAATCATCTGTGGATAAGTCTATAAAAGTTATCCACAATGTATCCACAGCGTTTAAACAGAAAAAAAATAAAATAAAAATAAAAAAATAATTAAAATAAAAAAATAAAATAAGATTGTTTAAACAGAAAAATAAGACAAAAAAAACCCCGTAAAAAATACGGGGCTTGTATAAAATAAAAAACTATCTCATAAGAAAGAGAGTATCATCACAACGCCCCTTATAATTAGCTGTCAGTTTTTTAGGCTCTTGGCTTGAATCATAAGCAAATGATTTCATAACAGGGAATTGCCATAACTTCTGCCCACTTGCACCAATTAAAAAATAGTTTTGTAAAAGTGTTGTTTTAGTAATTTTCATTTTTAAGATTCCTTTTAAATTAAAAAATGTTACAAGTACATTAAAACATAAATAATAAATAATGTCAATTTATATTTATATTAAATCATTGTTTGAACAGTAAGACATAAAACGATTATAATATTTTAGTGCTTTTTCTGGCTTTATATTATAGTCGTTTTCTAATGTTTTAACGTGTTCGTCTTCTAATTCTGTGTATTGTAATTCGTAATTCATAAATAAATCAAAAGCAATTTTATAGTCTGTTTTTAGTGCTTTTTCTTTTTCAATATTACTTTTTTTTATTTTTTCAAAATCATTAACAAAATTTTTATAATTTCTTTTTGGCAAATAACCACCCATGCCAATCCTTACATAAGGTATTAAATTTTTTTCTATTTGACTGTCAAACTGTTCTTTATTAAAAGCAAAAAATCCTTTGTGATTCTCTAATAAATTATCTATATTAATCATGTTTAAACACTCCCTTTTTAATTATATAGTGATGTTGATAAAATTAAATTCCTGCTTATATTATACTTATCGGAAACTTTCCACTCTGCTATTAATGCACATCTTGCTTTTATATATTTTATATCTACATAAACACTATCAACATTTTTTTTAAAAACTACTTTATATAATGCTTCCATAATTCACCCCTTATTTATATAATCGTTTATAAAATTTATTTTTAACAGTGCCAAAATTCCTAGAATAAGCATTTACACCAATAGTAAAAATAGTATCTGCATCAATATTCCTAGATAATAACAAAGCAATGTATTCTTTTGGAATGGGAGAAAGCCCAAAATGCTTATAAAAATTATTTCTTATTTCTTTTAACTGATTATTTATATTCATAATTTAATCCCTTTTAAAATTAATTTAACTTACAATTAAAATTATATATGTTCTTATTATCTTGTCAAGTATTATTTACAATATTATATAAATAAATAAAACTATGTTTAAACAGTTTATTTAAACCAAAAAAATAGGGAGCGTTTAAACTCCCTAATAAAATTATTAGCCAACTTAAAAGGATTAAAAAAAACTAATAATTTTTAATCATGGCAAAGAAAATGAATAAAAAAAATTGCCATAAAAAAATAAAAATAAAAAATAAAAAATAAAATTAAGCCAATAATTTATTATTTAAGTGTTTGGGAGGGCTATCTTGATAGTCCCATTGTCAAGTCTTAATTTAATTTTCTCATTCTTTTTAATAGATGATTCTTTAAAAAGTTTAATTGCTTCTTTTTTTGTATAACCAACATATTTAACTTTTTTATTATTTTCTGAAATAATCATTGTATCAAATCCTAAATTATTCCAATTTTTACATATAATTTTAATATCAATCATTTTTATATCCTTTTTTATTAATGTAATTTAATTATAGCATGTCAATTCTTTTTGTCAAGTCTTAATTTAATATTCTCATTCTTTAAATAATTTCTTGTTGCTCTTTTTTCTTTTGCTGTTGGGTATCTATCGTGATAGTCCCATTGTAATTTTGTTTCTTTACCTGATTCATTTACTAAAATTTCTGTTACTAAAAACTTTCCCATAAAAAATAATCCTTAAAAAAATAAAAAAATAAAGGGCGTTTAAACTTATTTAATTTAGTACGATTTAGTACCATATAAAAAATCATAGCACGTAAATATATCTTGTCAAGGGGTTGACATAATTATTTTATGTGTCATTATGTATTTACATTAATAAAAAAAGGGTAAACAATATGACTATAAAAAACCAAGAAATTAAAGAACTTAAAATATCAGAACTACAAAAATTTTTATTAGAAAGTATTTTATGGAAGTGGGTAAGTATTAATAAATGGGATAAAGAAAAAGCAAAACAAATAAGAAATATATTAAGACAAGTAGAAGATTTAAGGTTTAAACAAAACTAAATGAAAACTAAAATAATACAATTAGCAATAGATAATTATGAGAGTGGAGTTGTATATGCACTTGATGATTGGTTAGAGCTAAAAGACGAATACTTTATAAGTAATTTTGGTTTTCTAAATAAAAAGAAAATTCCAATAATAGAAGAGGAGAATGAATGATGAATGATAAACAATCAGGAGATTACTTCGGAGACGAAGACGAGATAGAAGCAGAACGTAGGGAAATAGAAGAAAATGACCCTAGACATGAACGTAACGCTGATGATGAGGAGAACGTGTGATGGAAAAATTAGAAAAAGAATATCAAATAGGGTATGAATTAGGAATAAATTTGATAGATAAATTAGGAGTTGTAACAAAAGAACAACCTAATGTAAATCATTTGGCAGGAGTTTTATCCTGTATATTAAATTTTGCATATTTTTCTGCACCTAATGATAATGCTGTTAATGAATTAATTAAAGTTTGTAAAAAAACTGCAAAAGAAAACATTGTTAAACATGAAAGTTCTGTTGACATACAGTAATGCAGCAATTAGAATAGACATTCAATTAATATTTACGGAGTAGAAATGGAACCAATGACATTACAAAAAGTTATGGAAAAATTTGAGAATCAATCAGATTTAGCAAGGCAGTTAAATGTATCAAGACAAGCAGTAAATGTATGGTTTAGGGACAATCGCATACCAAAATTAAGACAATATGAGATTGCAGATATTATTAATAAAAGTGTTTAAACATAAAAAGGATAATAATGAAAGTTAAAAATTGGGATAAATTTCAACACTATAAACCAAAGAATCCAAAGTATCAGTCAAAAATGATGTGGTTTAAACTTTATGGTGCTGATTTGTTAAACAGCATGGAATGGCACGAACTTTCACATGAGGAAAAAGCTACATTGCTTGAAATTTGGTGTTTAGCTAGTGAAACTCGAGGTATATTACCAGACCCAAAAGAAATGGCTTTTAGGTTGCGTAAAGAAACAAAAATAATGGTAAAAATACTAGACAAACTAAAGAATTGGATAGACTATTCTGATAATGGTCTAGACGAGGTATATACAAGCTCTATACTAGAGAAGAGTATAGAAGATAAGAGTATAGAGGATAAAAAAATAGTTATAACTGTTAACCCTACTGTTATTAAAGCCAAACATACAGCAAATAACTTTGATAAATGGTGGTTAGCATTACCCATTACTAGAAAAGTTAATAAGAAAGGTTGTATAGAAAAATGGAAAGCAAAAAAATTAGACTTAGTATCTAATGACATTATGAAATGGACTCACATGATGGTCAAAACAAAAGATTGGAAAGAGGGTTTTAATCCAGCACCTGAAACTATTTTAAATCAAGAACGTTGGAATGATACAGGTAAGGTACAAAGTTTAATACCGAAGGGGGTTGTATGAATGTAGGGGAGGTTGTAGAGCAATTAACAATAACTAAACAAGAGTTAATATCAGAAGGGTATTACGAGGATAAAGAAGATTTTAAAATTAAATCTACTGATGACATGTATGATGATGTAATTAAGTATTACCGACAAGAAAAAAATAGTGGCTATCCATTAGGTTGGGCAAAAACTAGCCCTGATTTTATGATTCGTAAAGGTGAAACTACTTGTATTACAGGCAGTAGTGGTAGTGGTAAAAGTATGATTTTATCGCAGATTTTGTTACATGTTATGAACTATACCAAAGTATTAGTAGCAAGTATGGAAATGCGACCTGTTATACAGATTGCAAGAATGTTATCGCAAGTAGGTTTAAACGACCCAACAGATGATGGCATAAAAGATTTCTGCGACAAGTACAAAGAAAAATTATATATTTATGACCAACAAGGTACTACTACTGATAAAGACCTGTTTGCAAGTCTGCACTATGGTAAGCAAGTATTAGGTTGTGATGTGTTTGTTATTGATAGTTTGATGAAGATAGATAGCATATCAGAAGAAGACTATGGAGCACAAAAAAAGTTTGTAAATAGATTAAGTGTGATAGCAAGAGATTTAGGTATACACGTTTTTTTGGTTTGTCATACTAAAAAGACAGATGAAAGCACATTACCAGATGCTACACACATTTTAGGCAGTAGCCACATTAGAAACTTGGTAGATAACATTTTATGTTTATGGCGTAACAAGGAACATGAGAAATTAGCAAATACTGGTGATTTGCCAGAAGATAGAAAGAATGAATGTACTGCTTTAATGATGGTGCAAAAGCAACGCAATTATACTTATGAAGGTACATTTGGTTTTTGGTTTGACATTAAAACATTAACTTACAAGGAAAGACCATTATGACTATAAACGAAGTATTAAAAGAGTTTAAACGCACTTTTGGAAACTTTGAATACAAAGCGACTAGCAAAGATGGTAGAGTATTTAAATCTAGCGGTTTTGACAAAGCAAATAAAGTATTGACAAAATAAATTTACAGTAGTAAACTAATACCTAGTAACATTTTTATTAACCTTTAAAAAGAAGGAAGATACCATGAGTAAATCAAATCAATATGCACTTGAATCTAACATTCAAGACATAGAACAACAAGAACAACTCCACGAACTATATTCCGAGATAGAACAAGCAGAAGAGCGTAAGCGTATTCAAGACTTACAACAAGCTGCAAGAGGTGAGTTTGACATTTTTGCAGAGATTAAGAAGTTTAATAAAGCATATAAGGAATCATTATGAGTAAATATAAAGATATAAGAAAAGTAGATGTATCAGACCATACAGAAAAGAAAGGTAAATTTACGTATCTTTCTTGGGCTTGGGCTGTTGATACTTTATTGCAACATGATGAATCAGCAACATGGACTTATGCAGAACCTATGACATTGCCTGATGGAAGTATAATGGTGTTTTGTACTGTAAAAGCATTTGGGAAAGAGATGACTGCACAATTACCTGTACTAGACTTTAAAAACCAAGCTATTAAAAACCCAAATTCAATGCACTTGAATACAGCTATGCAAAGATGTTTAGCAAAAGCTATAGCATTACATGGATTAGGTTTGTATATCTATCAAGGCGAAGATTTGCCTGAAGGAGATGTGCTAGAGCGTATAGAGAACATATTTAAGGAAGAGGGTATAGATGGTGCCAGAAGCTATTTTAATACGTTAAACAAGACTGAAAGAGATTTATGTACCCCTTTTATTAAAAAAGTAAATAAGGAGAAAGCATAATGGAACAACGTACAGACGAGTGGTTTCAAGCAAGATTAGGCAAGGTAACTGCAAGTAAGATAGATGATGTGGTTGTAAAGGTTAAGAATGGTGAGAGCCAATACAAAAGAAAGTATAGAACACATTTGATTACAGAAATACTGACAGGTAAGCCTGTAAAGATATTTATGAACGAGTTTATGAAACATGGGATAGAGTATGAAGATGAAGCTAGAAATTATTATATGGATAAAAAAGGTTACCTAAAAGATGTAGATGTTAAAGAAGAAGGTTTTGTTGACCACCCAACAGTTTCAAGGTCTGGTGCTAGTCCTGATGGATTAGTACGTTTAAACGGGTTAATAGAAATTAAATGCCCACAGGCTATAACACATACAGAGATGTTGCAAAATGGCAATATCCCTAAAAGATATATTCATCAAATGCAATGGCAGTTAGCTTGTACAGGTAGAGATTGGTGTGATTTTGTTTGTTATCACCCAGACTTTCCAGATGAGTATAAAATCTTTATCAAAAGAGTAGATAGAGATAATGACCTTATTGCAAGGTTAGAAAAAGATGTCCAAGACTTTGTTATAGAAGTTGAAGATTCAGTTAAATTTATTATGGAGAATAATTAATGGCAACAGTAGGAATTTCAGCAAGTATAGATGTAAGTAAAATTGATAAGACTAAATTAATTAAGGGTGATAAAGGTACATACCTGAACATTACTACTTTTGTTAATTTAGATGAGAAAGACCAGTACGACAACAATGGTATGATTACCCAATCTACTACTAAAGAAGAGCGTGAGTCTGGTATAAAGGGCGTTATATTAGGTAATACAAGAGTGTTTTATACTGGAGAAAGTCAAGGTGCTTCATCTGTAGTGGAAGCAGAAGATATACCTTTTTAATTAAGTAGGGTTACATTGGCTCTCAAGTGCAATAGTTTTAGAATTGGTCTAAATATTGTGTTGAGAACTTGAGAGTCTAATGTATTAAAGGAGTAAACTTAATGATTAAATGGTTACAAAATATTATTTCAAAAGGATTTGTAGTATATATAATAACTATATTGGTTTGTTTTCAAATATGGAATATATATAAAGCCAATAGTAAAAATGATTACAATTATATATGTAGCAAAAAAGGTAATGTATTTAAATCTGCAACACCAGATTCTAATGTATATATAAAAGTAATTCATCAACAATGTATTAATGGAGAAACTTATGGAAGATAAAATAAATCCAGACCATTACAAATCTGGAGGTATTGAAACCATAGAATATATGAAAGCTAAAATGAGTAAAGAAGAGTTTTATGGTTATATAAAAGGTAACGCATTAAAATATATTAGTCGTGAGGGGTTAAAGTCTGACAAACTTACCGACAAAATAGATGACTGTAAAAAAGCTATATGGTATCTTGAGCAGATGATTAAAGTACATCAAACAGAAATAGCAGTATTAGAAGCTAAAGTTAAAGAAGATGAATGGATAGACGATTCATTGCATGACGAAGGTTGATTTAAGAAAAGCACATTTATGTAATGTTTGTAATAATTACGCTTGTTATCATGATGGAAAATTATGGTGGTGTAGTTTAATTTCTGACATTGGTACATATAATATGAAAGGAGTATGTAAACATGACAAAAAAGAAAGAAAAAAAACCAGAAATAAAGATTGATTACTTTCATGTAGATGGATATAAACATAGCATTACATTTACACCTGATAGCAACGATACAAAGTATCAAATATTAAATGAACATACTACAAGGGTTATAGCAAAAGGAGTAGTTAATAATAAAATTTACAAGGTTTAAACAGGAGTAACAACTATGATTGAATATGCTTTTGTAATGATAATAAGCACTAACCCTATAAAAGATGATTTTAAATATTTAGGTAATTTTCTTAATTGTAAAGTTGCTCATGTATATGTTTCACTTTATCACCCAGATGTTAAAGCAACCAAATGTTTAATGAAAGATTATATACATTTACCAAAAGGTACAGTTATAAAAAATATAGACATGGCAACTAATACTATTAGGTATAGAGATGTTCATGATAGCTGCAAATTAAGGAGGGACTGTATATGAGTAAGAAAAAAGCATTTATTGAATGGGCAAACGGACATAATTATAATTTAAAAAAAGATGTTGGATGCAAAGTGTTTGTTGAAGATAAATTAACTTTAACAGACATTCCAATAAAGAATACATATTTAAGCACGCATACCGAATCTGCGTGGCAATCATGGGAGGCAGCATGGGAAAAGGCAGCGGAAGAAGACCAACAAATGAAAAGAAATTCTTAGATAATTTTGAAAGAATTTTTGGGCAGAAGCCTAATGATAAACAATTTGAAGGGATAAAACATGGCAATAAGTCCAACACAAAGAACATTAAAAAGATTAAGGGATAGTGGGGATTACCCATTAGTTTCTATTGTAGAAAGATGGAACGCATTTGCCAAGATACGCCAAGACCTTTTTGGCATAATTGATTTATTAGCAATAGACAGTAAAGGTAATACAGTTGGTATACAAGTAACAAGTTATAGTAACATTAGTGCTAGAGTAAAGAAGATGGAGGATAGTGATGCTATTAAACATTTAAGAGATGCTAACTGGATATTAATTGTAGAAGGTTGGCATAAAAAAAACAATAAATGGGTAAGTAGAATAGTAGATATTAGTTAAGGACATTTATATGGATAAACAAAAAAGTAATTATACACAAGAAGAAGAAATTGCTATAGAACAAAGAACAATAGATTTTATAACAAAAACTCCAGATGCTAGTAGAACTAGAATTGCAAAATATGCAGGAGTTGGTATAAGTGTTTTAAAAAGATTAGAAAAAAAAGGTAATTTTAAATTACCCTTACCAATGACTCCAAAACAAATTAGAAGAAAAACTAACTGGACAAATAAATTAGGCAATTTAAGTAAATGAGAATTAATAGGCTGATGGTTCTTTTAGAAGATTGGTCTAAATGGATGAAACATGATGGACATAAACTTGGATACCCTAGCAAATCATTAGGTATTGTTAGTGGAGGAGAATCATCAGAAGCATTTAATGATATGGTAGAAGAAGCAGACAATAGAAATACTAAAACTATAAATGCAATTATAAATAGTTTACCTAAAGAACAAAGAGAAGCAATATATGCTAGATGGTTAGGAAGTAAAAAGCCTATTTATTATGAGTTAAAGTTAGAGTTAGCTATGGATAACTTATTAACTATTGCAGGTAGAAGAATATATGCCTAACAAAATGAGAAATGTTTATGCACCACACATAGACTTTGAGTTTTTAGCAGGAATAATAGCTAGCAATCCAAAAGCACAACCATGTAATATAGATGGTTTGTTTCAAAGAAAAGATAAATTTTTAGTAATGGAATGGAAAAGACCTAATGAAAATATGAATTTAGGTCAAAAAATATTATTAGAATCTTTATCAAAACAAAAAAACTTTACAGTCATATTAATAGAAGGATACTCTCAAAATGGAGAAAGAGAAATAGGTAATGTTAGCGTATTAAAAAATAAACAATTTAAAACTCATGGAACAGGGGAAAAGTTTTTAATACAATTTATGCAGAGATTTTATGATTACGCCAATAAAAACAGGTAGGCTTACCCCTTACCTAATGTATTTAAATCGCTTACAGAGCGATTGTGGAGGTCGTTTTTTTCTGTTTAAACGCATTAATCATCTAATTGTGGTACATTAGCATATATACTGTCTACTATCATTTCTACACTAGAACCATCATTTAAATAAATAATTAACGTATTTTCTCCATAAACAACGTCAACAGAATCAATAGTTTTACCTATTATATAATCTGCTATTTCTTGTACGTCCATAGAGACTTCCTTTATGTGTTGAAATTGTATGTTTAAACCCTTTCATTATTTAGTATAAATTGTTGTCCCATTTTTATTAATAATTAATGCTTCTTTTCTTGGGTTATCCTGTGAAAAAGATATATGCACCCACCCACTATCTGGATTATAAGGGTTATGAAATTCAAGGATAAGCTGGTCATAATGAATATTGGAGCTAACAATAGCAAACACAATGTTGCTAGGATTGCCATAACGACTTGATGTAAAATCACAAGCCAAACCCTGAGTGTGTTGAGAACTTGGTTTGCTGCCAAGTATAGTGTTAAGCTCAAGACAGCGATAACCAGAAGATATGTGTATTGCTGTACCCAATAACTTTCTAACATCTTCCATCCTCTCTGCTAAAAATTGTAAGTTTTGAAGAGCATCTTTATCTGGTGTATTGTCTATACCTTTTCTACTAGCTGTTTGGCTAAAAGTAAACTCTTCTAATGTAAAATGTGGCGTTAGCCTTGTCATTTTGTTAAGCCGTTTTTCTTCTCATAGCTACGCAATCCTCCTAAACCTAACATACCCATTAGCACAGGTAGCATAGTAGAGGTGTCAGCTTGTGGGATTATAATGCCTAGTGGATGTAGTAATGGAGATATAAGAAAGTTTATAGCAAACCCAGATACACATACCCAACCTACTGCTGGTCGCCAACCTGCTTGAAACCATGCACCTTTAGCATCTTCTTTGTTTACTGCTATTTGTGCAATAGCTATTTCATGTGCTTGTTTTTCTGTAAGTGTAGCTATGTCATGTGCTAGTTTATTCTTGGTGTCTGCATCAGGTATAAACTTGTCTAGTAATGCTGTTACTGGTGCTATAAGTGCTTGAAACATTAGTTAGTCCATCCATATAATAAACATAATACTAAAGGAGTAATTGGTAGTGCTGCAAGTACAGCAAGTGTTATTACTACAGGTTTACCAAATAACTTTTTTAACGATTTCATTATTGCATCCAATTTTTAATAACTATAGATATTAAACTTCCAAAAAAAGCAGCACATGAAATAGCAATCCAAAAACCCCCCTTAGACCTTTCAGCTAAAGCTAAAATTTCTTTCATATCTTTTCTAAGTTCGTCTTGTCCTTTTTGCAAATGCTCTATTTGTTCTTTCATTTTGCCAAACTCTACTGGGTTTATGTCGTTCATTATCTTGCTCCACCACCACGAATAGTAATAGTAGGAATTGATGGGTCTTCGCTGTACAAATATGGAGCTAATTCAGCTTTAGTAGTTTCTAATAAACTAGGAATAAATGTTGCAGCTCCAACTCCACCTCTACTAGAAGCACTTTGAAGTAAACCACTACCTGTAGGCATATAATTTCCAGAGCTTAATGCTCTTTGTGAATTTTTACTTAATAATAAGTTAGGAATAACTTTTTCTGCTCCTAATAATAAAGGAATACCATAGCCATTTGTAGCATAACCAACACCACCATATTTTGTGGCTTGAAGAATTCCTTGCTGTATGCCTGCTTTAGATAGTGGGGCTACTTTACTTGCAGGTTTTACAACATCTCCATATTCTTCAACAAAGTCCATAATTTTTTTACCTTCACCATCTACTGGGGCTTTGTTTCTTGTGTTTTTTTTGTAAAAATCAGTAGCATCTAAATTGCCTTTTTTAACAGAACTTTCTACATTAAATGCTCTAGCGTAACTTTGTTTAGCTTCTTTTAAACTATCAATTATTTTTGTGTCACCATATTTTTTAGCTACAACTTCAAGTTCTGTTTCTGCTTTGTCTAATCGTGCTTTTTCTTTTTCTATTTTTTTGTAATCAATAGGCTGTCCATCTCTTTCAGCTTTTTTTCTAGCAGCTCTCCAAGCATTAGCATATTCTAACTTTATTTTTTTTATATCTTTTAGTATTTCTTTTCCACTTCTGGAATAAACAGTTTTTGTTTTAGATGGTAGTGGGGTTACTGTTTTCATAATTGGTTTACCACTTGCATCAAGAAACCCTGTATCTATTTCTTTTGGTTTACCTTTTGTAGTTTTACTTTTTTTCAAAACAACAGGCTTATAAGATTTTATAGTATCGTATGTGCCTTTATATTTGTCTGCAACGAAGTCTACTAATTTTGTTAATGGAGTTGTTTCTGGTATATCCTCACTTACAAATTTTCTAGCTTTATTATCGAATATTTTTTGATTTATTTCTATAGCTTTGTTTTTTGTGTCACCAAATAATGATTCTGCACTTTTTCTAATATTTCCTGCTTGTTTAGTAGAACTAGGAGGAACAACAAACCCTTCTTCAGTAAATTGAGCTAATTTAGCATCCACATCAGCCATTTGAGCTTTTTTTATGTCTGCTGCATTTTTAATTTTGTCAAAAGCCATACCTGCTGGTTTAGTAATTATTTGAGTTGGGTCTATAGCACCACTTATTTTACTTCCTATTTCTCCTGCTTTTTGAAGTCCAGAAGAATACTGTTGTGCTTTTAATGGAAGAGTTATACCACGACCTAAAACACTTAAATCTAACAAGCTAGTAACAGGTTTTTCAGCTAGTCTTTTTTTAATACCACCTTCTGTAGCAAGTTCATTAAATTCGTCTGCAATAACACTTCTATATTTACGATACTTTTCCATTTGTTGAGGATTAGCATATTTAGCTAAACCAAGTTCGTCTACTAATTTAGATATACCTGATGAACCTAAATCTATCATACCTTCCATAGCTTGAACAGCACCTGATGGAGTAAACATTGATGCTGCACCTTTTACAAGATTTTTTGCATCAGGAATAACATTGCCCAATGCAGTAAGGGCTACTTCACCAGCACTAGAATCTGCTGTAATACCTTTTTCTGGTAATGAGTTTGAATAAGACTGTATTTCTTGAGCCATTATTTTTGCTTTGTCAATCTCACCTGCTTCATATGCTATATTCATAGCTTTTTCTAAATTTTGTAAATGTGTATCACTCATTTAATCTATACCTAATAATTCATTAAAAATTGTTTTAGATTCAGGACTACTAAATACAGGGGTATTTGGTTGTTTATTAATCTCTTCTTGTAATGTATTTACTTTTTGATTTCTTATTGCATCTGAAGCCGAAGATGGGTATTGTTTGTATGTGTGCATAGCATTGTTTAATGAATTTGACCATTGGTCCTCTCCATAATCTTCTATAAAAACTGTTTTATATTCATTTGTAAGAATTTTTGACTTACCATATAAATCAACCAATGCTTCATAGAGTTTATCTCTACTACCACCAATAGCTAAATATTCTTGCATATTTTGGAACATAGCTACTTCTCTATCAGACACATTACCTACAGCACCACCAGTTGGGTTATTAGCTCTCATTCTTTGTATTTGTTCTGTAAATTGTTTACTTTTTAGTGAATTTAAAAAATTAGCAACATCAGCAGCTTTTCCACCAGATTCTGCAAACCAATTTCCAGTACTTTCATTAAATTTAACAGCAAATCTTCCTGTAGTTGTAAATAAAGCATTTAATGCTTCTGGGTCATCTAATATTTTTTCAATATTTTTAGATACATCTCTTGTTGTTGTTAGTCCGTAACGAGCTAATCCTTTGTCTTTTACTCTTGCATCTAAAACTTTTTCTTTTCTTTTTCTAAATCCTTCTACACCTAAATCAGGGTCAAGGTATTCTTGAACTCTTAATGGCAATTTATTAAAATCTTCTACTGACATAATTTTTTTATTTGCTGTTTTTACCATACCTTCAGGAACAACTTGTTGTTCTAGTTGTGAATTAACAGATGTATTGATATTGTTAGACATATCAGCATTGTTAGTTTTTTGTAATCTTTTAATAAAGTCTAATTTACCATTATTTAAATAGTTAGGTTTGTATAATGGGTCATTTTGTGCCTTTCTATTTTCTTCTGCATTATGAGTATCAACATCTTTTTGGTCTGGTAATTGATTAAAGTAAGTTACCATACCTGCTTTATCTTGAGGAATATTAAATCTATCTTTAATACCTAATGATTGATACAACATTCTTTCTTCTTCAGTTATTTTATTATTTGCAAAATATTTGTCAGGGTTTATAGCTAACTCTGCTGCTTTCATAGGTGGCAATGTTTTTACATATCTTTGAATACCATCTAATTTAGATACATCCAAAACAGATTTTACTCTTTTACTTTGCAAGTCGTAAGGTTGTTGTGCAATATCACCTTGTAATTTTTGTGTTTTTAAATTAGTATTTAAAATATCTTGTCTTGTTATATAGTTTTTAGTTTTTTTATCTACAATACCTTGTCTACCTGCACTTGCTCCTACATACGCTTCTAAAAGAGATTTTGGAGTTACGCCCTGTTGAATTAAAGGAGCAGCAAGCCCTAAAGCAGTAGCAACATTAGCTTGTTGGTCAAAATTAGTTCCTAACAAAGAATCTGGAACTACACTAGGAGTAATACCAAGAAGTTTATCTAAATTTTCTTTATCTAATAATGATGCCATAATTATGTTGCCCTTCTTATTTTGTATGGTTGTGTTGGGGTATATGTACCTTTTATTGCTTGTCCTGCTCTGGGGGATATAGGAGGTTGTTGAGTATTACCAGCAGATAGTGCTGTTAAACCTAATCCAGCCATTGCTACTGGGTTTTCTTCTGCAAATCCTACAACGCTATCAAATGCTCTTTCATATAATGGTTTTTCAAAACCACCTTGTGCTGCTGCTATTTCTTCTGGAGTAGATTTAGTTATATTATCAAATTTTGGAGCTTGATTTATTTTATCAAAAGTGCCATCTATATTTCTTGCAGAAGTATCAAAATTAGCTGTTTGCATTTGTTTAGTAGGGTCATTAGTCATTAATGAACTTACATAATCTGGAGTAGTAGTTGAACCTAATCGGTTTACTCCAATATCAGGAGTCATATTTATATATTGTTGTTTAAACGACATATCAGGAGCTATGCCTCCACCTAAAGGTTGATAGCTATTTGAAGCTAATAATGTTTGTTCTGCTGGAGCAGTAAATCCAGTTAAATTAGCTGTTTGACCACCCATACCAACATTATTAAGAGGTATGGTATTTCCAGTATTACTGCCTAATAAAGAAGTGCCACCTTGTAAGGAGTTTGCAGTTGCAGTAGAGGTTGCATCAGCAGGGTTTACACCTTTAAACATATCGCCAAAAGGTAACTTGCCACCAAGATAACCACCTGCTGCACCCATAGCTGCATCTTGTGCTATACCTTTTAAATCTTTACCTTGTACAAGTCCTTTACCTGCACCTACAAGAGTTCCAACTGTAACTGGGTCCATTGCCATTATTTACCTCCTCCACTAGAAGTTGAAGTAGTAGTAAGTGGGGCAGGAGCTCCATAGGATGCTGCTAAAAAGTTACCTAACTGTTGTTGTGGTGCGTTAGCTCCATATTCATATCTTGCAATATCTGCATTTAGTGCATCTTTTGCATACCCTTCTTCTGTTTGACCTACTCTAGCTAATTGGTTTATATCAGAGTAATCTGCCATAGCTAAATTAGGAGCACTTGCTATAGCTGCATCTTGTCTTCCTCTTTCATTGGCAAAGTTTGTGTAAGCTAATTCTGCACCTCTGCTAGTAAGGGCATTTGCTAGGTTTTCAGATGCTTTAGATTCCATTTCTGCCATTGCTCCAGAACCATATCTTCCTGATTGAGCTGTTCTGCTACCTATGTCTCTAATAGCAGTATTAAATTCTGATACAGCAGGTTTTGCTGCTGACCTCATCATTGCATCAAAGTATGGATTGCCTGCTGATAGCCTATCTCCACGAATAGTAGACATCTGTTGTGCTTGAGCTGCTGGTAGTAATGGATTACCTGCTGTTGCCCTAGCTCTAGCTGCATCTAATGCAGTAGTGGTTGTTGCTCCTGCTGGAACATAAGTCTCGTCAGGATAGTATGCTGGAGCACCTTCATCATAAAGCCTAGATGCTTCATTTAAACCTTTTCTAATATAAGGCTTTAGCATAGGGTCAATTTCAGACGTAGTAGTTTGTTGCTGTGGACTACCACCTTTTGCAAGTATTCTACCCATCTTACCATTGTCAATAGATTGGTTTCCATCTAGCTCTGGAAAATAATCGTTCATAGTTTTAGCTCCATTAGTGTGTATTTTTTTTCATAACCATA